TGGTTCGGCGCGGGTCAGCCACACCGAGCGCAGCCAGTCGATCAGCTTCTGCCGCAGCGCAGGAGAGGCTGCATCGGCGGGGCCCTTGTAGGGGTCGTCGATGATCCCCAGGCTGTAGCCCTTGCCGGTGAACGGGCCATCCACACCGGCGGCGATGCAGCCGCCGCGCTGGCGGGTGAGCCAGTTGCCCACCGCCGCTGAATCGCGGGCCAGCAGGTGGCCGGTCACCCGGTAGAAGTGGCGGGCTTCCCTGGAGTGGGCATAGGCCAACTCCGCCGAGTACGAGGCGATCGCCGCAAAGAGCTGCGGGTAGCGCTGGAGGAAGTAGGCCGGAAACAGCTTGGAAACCAGGAGGCTCTTTCCCAGGCGGGGTGGACAGGTGACGATCAGCCGGCTCAGCTCGCCATCAGCGACGGCCTGCAGCAGCTCGATCAGCACCTCGGCCCAGCGGTGGAAGCCATAGCTGGGGTAGGCCTCGGCAATGAAGCTGCGCAGGCTCTGGGGTTCCGATTGCGAGGCAGCAGGGGGTGTGGGCAGGTGCAGCAGGCCGCTGTCGCCCCAGGGGTCGAGCTCGCTCAGCAGCAGGCCGCCTTCTGCAGGGGCCCGGAGCGTGACCACGGGTGCTGGCATCGCGGTGGCGGTGGTGCTCGCCGTCATGCCCTTGGCTCCGGCGGCTTGATCGGCGCCCGCAACAGCCCGCCGATCTCGGCGATCACCCGGAAAGCACCGACCGCGGCCGAGAACTGGCCCGCATCCATCGCCCGGCGGGCGCAGTCGTTGATGGCAAAGATCTGCTCGGCCTGATGGCGGCGCCGGTCGGTGATCAGCTCCTCCACCATTCGCTCACGGGCGAGGTTGAGGTAGCGGTTCACCGTCTGGCTGTTGCGGACCCCCCATTTCTCACCAGCATTTTCGAGGATCTGCACCAGCGGCAGTCGCTGGGCGATCCACAGCTGGGCCTCGGCGATGCGTCGCTCGATCTCCAGCCGGCTGGGCCTGGGGGCCGGGATGGCCCGGCGCTTCTGCCGCGGTGGATTGCCCTTGCCCACGGGCCGACTGGGGTCCACACCCACCGTCTCGCCCAGGGGCCGTCCATCGGCGTCCTCGGCCGCGGCAGCCGAGCGCAGGGCGTCGATGGGGTCCGGCGGGGCAGCCTGCGGCAGGGCCTGGACGGCCGGATCAGCAGTGGGAGGGCATCCGGCAACCACGCGCGAGCGACACCTGCAGAAGAAAGATCAGCACTTACGCGAATGAGAGGCAAGTCATTCGCATTCCCGAAAGCATAGACAGCTTGGCAAGGGTTGAGCCCGCCGGCGGTTCGTCGTGCCTGACGTACTGGCCGAGTCCGCCCCCGGCCTGCCCACTCCAGGGCTGCCGGCTGCTGCGGCTGGCCCGGCTTGGCCCGTCTAACAGGCCGGAGCGGTTCTAACAGCGTTCTAACAGTTGCTGTTAGACCTCAGATCCGCTGCACTGCAGCAGGTCTGAGGTGCTCTCCTCTTCTTTCTAACCTTCTAACAGAAAGAGATAAATACACAAGCAAAGAGGGGTAGACAGGGGGTCTCTCCTGGATCAGGGGTGTGCACTGGGGGGTATTGAGAGAGAGCCCCTACCCCCTGTAGGAGCGTTAGAACGTTAGAAACCAGTCACCGCAAGGGGTTTCGCTCTAACAGCCCTGTTAGAAAACGGCCCCTTCTAACGCTCCGGGGCCGGTGAGCATGGCCAGAGGCAGGGCCACGGCCCGTGAGCTGCCCAGGCCGCGGAAGTGCACCAGCAGCGAGCGGCTGGCGCCAGGCAAGCGGCTGAGGATGGCCCCCCAATTGGTCACCCAGGCGGTATCCGCCAGCATGCGGCCGATGGCCTCGGCGCTGTTGCTGATCAGCAGCTCCCCGTCGCGCACCCGCAGGCCATGGCGGGCCAGCAGGTCGGCGGCATCGGCCGGCCGCACCGGCTCCATCGGTGAGGGCATGGCGGCGGACACCAGCTCCACCAGTTCCAGCACGGTGCGGGTCACCACCGAGCGCTCCTCGCTCTCCACCCTCAGCTGGTGCTGCAGGATCCGGTTGAGGCAGCGGCGCTCATCCGGGATCTCCGTGCTCTCGCGGTAGCTGCTCCAGTCCGCGCCATCGATCAGGCTCTGCACCTCCGCCGCGCTGGGCATCCGCGAGGCCTGCAGCGACCAGGCGCCGGCCAGCAGGGTTCCGTACTGGTCACCCAAGGCCTGTGAATCGAAGTGGGCGGCTGCCACCCGGGAGCAGACGGTGATCGTGCGGCGGATCACCGGGATCAGCGCCACGGTTCGGGCAATCAGCCGGTTGGCGAACGCCGGGGTGATCAGCTGCTCGAGGTCCCGGTCCAGCGCCTGCCAATGGGCCTCCCGTTGCTGCTGGGGCAGCTCACTGGGGTTGCGCAGGTTGAGCGGAGCAAAGCGACGCCGGTCGGCGCCCTGCTTGAGCCCGGTGGCGATGGAGGAGAGCAGGAACATCGAGCGCACCGAGTAGCGCGCCACCTCGCCGGCAGGAGAGCCCTTGACGATCGCCGCGCGCGATTCAGAGCTCGCCACCCGCGCCAGCGCCAGGATCGCCTGGATGCGCTGCTGGTCCTCGCGCTCGTTGCTCTCCGCCTCATCGATCAGCACGGGCAGGGCATCGGAGCGCAGGGTCTGGCGGATGCCGGCTTCTGTGACGCTGCCCACAAACACCCGGGCCATGTCAGCCAGCAGCACGCCGCAGAAGCGCTCAAACAGGTGCGACTTACCCGATCCGGCCGGGCCGCTCAGCCAGAGGTGGGGCCGCCAGCGCAGGGCACCGCAGATCGGGGCCAGCGTCACCCATCCCGCCAGCAGCATCGCCGAGGCCGGCACCTCCCAGTGGAACCGGTCCGCCAGGGTGAGCACCAGCAGGGCCTCCTCATCACTGAGCGGCTGGGCATCAGCTGTGCCCACCAGGGCCGCACCGCGCTGGTAATGGAAGCGGCTGTGGAGGGTGGCGCTGATCGGCCGCGGCTCACCGTCCACCACCAGGCGGTCGCCCAGGTGCAGCACGCAGCGGCCCTCGTCCCACCAGATGCCGCGGCCGCGCAGCAGGTCGGGATCGAACATGCCGATGGCGGCCTGACGGCAAAAGAGATCGGAGGCCGCGGCCGTCCAGTTCACGCCCCGCTTGGAGGGGTAGAGGGTCTCCCAGTAGGCCAGCGGCGCCAGCCGGCAGAGGTTCACGCCGCCATGGGCAGACGAGCCCAGCCGCATCACCTGGCCGGTGGAACGGGGTTGGTAGAAGTAGCCGTCGCTGTCGTAGCCCAGGCAGACGAACGGCTCGGCTCCTGGGGGGAGCCCACGTTCCGGCAGCTCCGGCGGCAGGTGATCGGAAGCACCGCCCTGCTTGTCAGCTGGCGGATCAACCGCCGGGGCTTGGGTGTCGGCGGCGGCATCGAGGTCCGGATGCTGCACGGTTCTGCAGTGGCTCTCCAAGTAGGCCAGGGCTTCTGCAGGGCTCCAGCTGGCATCCGCCAGATCCCAGCCCGCTGCACCCGGTGCATCCGCCAGGTCCCAGTCCTCCTCCGTGCAGCTCGGCGGCAGCACCACCGCCACAGCGCAGCCGAGCTCCAGCAGCAAGGCCGCCAGGCGGGCCATGGCTTCGCGGCCGCTGCTGTCGGCATCAGGCCAGAGGGTGACGGCGCGGCCGGCCAGGGGGCTCCAGTCCACGCTGGCGATGGCCTGGCTGCCGCCGCACCAGCTCACCACCACATGCTGCGGGAACAGGGCAACGGCGGCATCCGCCGCCTTCTCCCCCTCGGTGATCAGGACCGGCGCCCAGAAGTGGCGCTCCAGTTCCGCCAGCCGGTACAGAGGCCGGGGGGCCGGCCAGTCGGAGCGAAACGGATCGCGGCGGGAGGGAAAGTGCCAGCCACCATCCAGCCAGGTGCGCTGCACAAACACCTTGCGGCGCCGGCCGCCCTGCTCCAGATCCAGCCGCTGCACCCAGAAGAGCGGCACTCCGGCGGCATCGGTGTAGCACCACTGGCCGCTGGCGCGGCCCAGCTCCGGCGGTGGAGCATCGGCCGGTGGGGTGTCTGGGATGCGGGCAGGTCGGCCTGCCTTGCGGCCTGAGCGGCTGGGGCTGGCAGGGGCTGGACGATGCGGGCATGGCTCCGCCGGCAGGCCCAGGTGGGCCTCAATGCGTCGGGCGGCGGTGGCGAAGTCCCACCCCGTCAGGCGCAGCAGCAGATCCATGCCGTTGCCACCGCCACCGCGGTGATCACGGCCGCCGCACTGGTTGCAGAACCAGCCGCCCGGGCCGTCATCACAGTCCCAGCGGTAGCGATCGGTGCCGCCGCAGGCGGGGCAGGGCTGATGGCGGTTCTCCAGCTGCTCCGGCGTCAGACCGGCGAGCTCGATCAGCAGCCGCGGCCACTGGCCCGCCGCGGCCGCCATCACGTCGGTGGCCATCAGCGCCGGGGGCTCTGGGCTCCAGCGGGCGGTGCAGGTTGCTGCGGGTTGAGCGGGCGCCCCTCACCCCGCATCACCTGCACCAGCGTCCGCCGCACAAAGGAGGCGCGGCTTTCAATGCCGGCGGCGTGGTCGTCAATCCAGGAGACGACAGCCTCCGGCAGCTGCAGCTGGATGCGCTTCATGGTGACAGCACAATGCTTGCCCGAAAGCCTAGCCGCTGTTTTCGGGAGCCCTAAAATCTGTCACGGTGCTGCCGTGCCGCTGTGTCCTTCAGCCTGCGCCCCTACCAGCAGGACGCCGTTGCCCGCGTGCGCCAGGCGTTCATGGCTGGCCACCGCGCCGTGCTCTTTGTCCTGCCCACCGGTGGCGGCAAGACCGTGGTCTTCAGCCACATCGCCG